ATTGGTGATTATCATTTAGGTGAGCTTGAGAATTGCTATTTAGTAACACCTAATGGAAATTCAGGTGGTGGAACAATAGTTGAAGGTGGTGATACGTACAGAGTCTGTCATGATATAGATGATGCAGATCATAATAATTTAGCAATTTTAGAGGAATAACATGCCAGATTTAATAAATTCAATGTCAGTAAATCAAACCGGATCTTCTACAGATGCTGATGATTTATTGAGCAAATTAAGAATATTTTTAACAGATAATGGTTTTGGTGAAGATCGTTATGAAACAATAACAAATGGTCATCAGGCAACGTATAACAAGAATGGATTTTACTATAATTTCAGATCATTCAATTCATATCCACCATATAAAGATGCTAGTAATGGTGATGATCCAATATCTAGTGACTTAACAAACTGGGAAAACACATCAGGGATAGCTTTTAAAATGAGCACTTCATATGATGGTTTATTGCCATGGGACGAACAACCAGGATCAATTTTAGGTAATGATGAATCAATCTTTATACAAACCAAAGAAAATGGCTCAAGTGAAAATATAGAGCGTTATGACTTTTTTACAACCGATGATAATGATGACCCTTCATTAAATATTGTAGCCGTTATATGTGAATATGAAAATAATAAATTCTCACACATGTATTTTGGTGAGATATGTAAATTTAACACATTTACTGGTGGTGGTTTTATGTCAGCCACACAGAGATTAGGCGCTGTGTCAAATAATCCTGGCACTATTGAACCTTGCCTCGGAACTTATGAAGATGTTTATACTGAAATAAATGTTGATAGTGTTATTGAAAAAGAAGATTTAAGGGGAAGTATTGAAATTAGAAGTAACGCTGGTGGTTTCCATGATGTATTTATTCATAGTCGTGAAGACCTAAAAAGAAGTAAAATCCCATTTAATGAAAAAGGTGCGTTGATCCCACCTATCTATTATCACAGAGATACAGCTCCATCACCTGATGAATATTATCCTTTAGGAACAATTCCTTACTGCTTTACAGTTTACATGGAACATTATAATCCATTAGAAACATTTTATTTAGGTGGTAGAAGATATGTTGTTTTCCCATATTATACTAAACCTGTACCGTTTACTGATGAGGTTGATGAAAGTTCAGGACTAGGAGTAGCAATTAAAATACCAACAAACTGGGGAGAATAATGAGTTTATCAAATAACAGAAGTAGATCAGTTTTGGATGAATTATATAATCAAATAATAGTTTCTCCTGATCCTGCTAATTTCGGAAGTTTAACTTCTGATAAGACAATGCAGTTTGAAATATTTAATGCAAACCTTGCATCTACTACATTAACAGATGTTACAAGTGATGGAGCTGATGGAGTTCTTTTAGATTTGTCATTACCTCAAGTATTTGCTGCGTTAGAAAGTTTTGAATTTGATGCAACGGCTGATGCAAGTGAAATAGCAATACTTGATGGAACATTAAACTATATATTTACAACTGATGTTTATTATCAAAGTGTGGAAGGAGCATCCTTCTTTTTATTAGAAACACTTCCTGATTATTCTGCAAATCCTGTAGAGACATTAAATTGGAAAACAAATATTACTGAAAGCTTTGATGGTCATGAGCAGAGGATACAAACTATAAGAAATCCTAGAATGGACATTCAATTCTTTTACACTGTATACAAGAGAGAAAGAAGGTTGCTTGATACCTTTATTTATAAAAATGGTGGTGGAAGAATAGTACTGCCATTGCAAGTTCAGGTTAAAGAATTACAGAATCAAGTAACTATGGGACAATCAATTATAACATTAGATATGAGTGATTCATTAATTCAAGACAATGGCTTATTGTTATTATCATATGGTGGTGTTAAAGAGATCGCTCAAATAGATACAGTTGACCGAAATACAGATACAATTTTATTAAAAACTGCAATGGAAAATACATTTCCTGTAGGTTCAACAGTAGCTCCTGCACTTAGTGGTTATTTACCAGACTCCTTTAATTACAGAAGATTGACTGATGAATTATCTCAAGCTTTTTTGGTGTTACAAAGCAATGACAATACAACAGATCATATTCTACCTTACACTAATCATACATTCCCAAGTTACAATGGATTTGTAGTGTTTGATCAAGAACCAAATAGAGTGACTGATGTTGTCCATAGATTTGAAACAAAGGTTGATAATATTAACTTCAACTACGGTATTAGAGAAAGAGTTCAACAGTTTGAATTTCCAAAGATCAGTTTTGATTATAATTATTTGTTCAAGAGTAGATCAGAATTAAGTAATTTTAAAGCATTTTTAAATGAAGTGGCTAAGGGCAAAGTGGGCACATTTTTAATCCCTTCGTTTATTAATGATTTTCAACCAATCCTTGACATAGGTTCAACAGATACTGCAATAGCTGTAGAAAATATTAATGGGATTCTTTACAAAGATAGTCCAGCAAATGTTATAAGAATAATAACAACAAATGGTACTATTTATTATAGAGATTTAGTGAATATTATAGTTGTTGATGATGATAGAGAGAATCTAGTTATAAACAGTGCTTTAGGTGTTGATTTAGCTGCTGAAGATGTTATGAGAATAGAGCTTGTGATGGAAGGTAGAATGGATTCTGATGAGATTATTATTAATTATATTACGAATGAAGTTTCTAGCTCCATCTTTAGAATGAAAATAATGAATTACACAGAGGAATAAGATATGGCTTTCGGAGATTTTATAAAATTAAGACAAATAACAGATATGGTAGAGCTTTATCATTTTGCAAATGGTCAAGAAGATCATTACATGACTTCATCAGATAGAGATGTCGTGATAGGTTCATTAACATATGTTCCTTTTGCACTGAAAAGAGCAGAGATTAAAGCATATACTGATAAATTACAGAATGATGTGACCATTGAGATGAGCAAAGACAATCCTATTGCTGAAATTTTTAAAGGATTTCCACCACAGCGTGATGTAACTGTAAGGATTTACAGATTTGTTACAACAGATACTGAACAAGAACTTCAACAGATTTGGGGTGGTATATTACAAGGAGCATCATTTGAACAAAACAGAGCAATAATCCGATGTAAAGGACTTGAGTCTCTATTTAAGAGAAATATTTTAAGAAGAACTTACCAGTCATTGTGTAATCATGATGTTTATGATGAAGGCTGTACTGTCAATAAAGCAGACTTTTCTTTTCAAACAGTTGTTCAAGTTGTTGCGACCGGTGGAACTAATTTAATAGTTGGTGATATAGGTGGTGCTGAAATTGGAGAATATAACAATGGTATGCTTGAAAGATTAAATGGCGAAAGAATGACAATATTAACTCAGTCTGGGCCAATTATAAATCTTTTGAATCCATTTGAAGATTTAGCTATTGGGGAATCCATAACTTTAATTAAAGGCTGCGACAGAACTTCTGTGCAGTGTAAAGCTAGGTTTGGTAATTTTGTAAATTTCTTAGGTTTTGAAAATGTACCAGACCGTAATCCGTTCAGTAGCTCTGGACTTATATAATAACTATGATACAATATATAAAGATAATGAAAAAAATAAAGGCTTGAAAATATGTGGACAATTATACTTAAATTACTACTTCAAATAGCTATTGGTTTATTATTAGCCAGTTTAGCACCTGACCCAGACTTTGAAGATCCACCAGCTGCAAAATTAGAAGATTTTAACTTCCCAACAGCTGATAATGCTAGACCTATACAAGTTGTTTATGGAACATCTATTGTTCAAGGGCCAAATGTTGTATGGTATGGGGATTATTCTGTTCATCCTGTGGAGAAAACAGAAGTAATTGAATATCTTGGAATACGAATAAAAGAGATAAAGACAATCATTGCCTATAATTATAGAGTAGGTCTTCAAATGGCGCTTGGAAATGGTGAGATGAGGTTGATGAAGATTATTGCTGGTGAAGATGTTGTTGTTTATGATGGTGGAATTACTAGTGGTGATATAACAATTGATAAACCAAGGATATTTAATTCATCTCCTGACCAACCAGCTAATGGGTTGGGTGGTACAGTAACATTTTACCCAGGTGATACTACACAATTAGAAGATGCTTATCTTAGTGCAAATGTACCTGGCAATTCTTCAATACCTGCTGTAGTTTCTGGGACTTATACACCATCAGATGGTGGTGTAGTTGATAGTGGTATTTCAACAGGTCAAACTCATTTTGCACTAACAGGTGTTGATGATGTTGAACTTACTATTAAAAGAGGTAATGTGCTTGTAATGAATACTGGTGATGAGCTTGTTGTTACTGAAGATACTGAATCATATCCTATCTATTTATTTGGCCCGATAATGAATCTAGAAATAGAACCATCTCCTGCTTACATCCCTTCTGGATCATATATCACTGATATAATTAACCCTGAGAATCCTGTAAACGACCCTGGTAATGTACCAGCTTACAGAGGATTAAGTTATGTAGTATTTAAAGATTTTTGGGTTGGAAATTCTCCATCTGTTACAGCATTTAAATTCGAAATGGAAAGATTCTATAAACCTTCTTGGGCTTCTGGAGGCTCGTCTATACTCGACGATGCTAATCCAGCTTGGATAGTATATGACATATTAACCAACAAAAGTTATGGAGCAGGAATTGATCCAGCAGATATTGATGAAGATAATTTCCAAACTGCTGCTGATGTACTTGCTATTGGTGGTGTTGGATTGAGCTTAACATTTGATTCATCAATAAGTGTTGAAAAATTCTTAGCTGAGATAAGTAAGTATATCGATGGTGATGTCATATATAATAAAGTAACCAATAAGTTTCAAATAATATTATCAAGAAATGATTATGTTGCTGAAAACTTACCTTTGTTTGATAAGTCGAATGTTAAAGATATTAAATTTAACAGACCTTCAATCTATGAAAGTGTTAGTGAGGTTAAAATACAATTCTCGAACAGAGCCAAATTATATAAAGACTCTATAGCACAATTCCAAGATCTTGGTTTACGATATAATAAAAACAGTGCTGATTCTACTATCAGAAGTTACCCTTGGGTTAAAGAAGCTTCGCTTGCTAACAAACTTGCTGCAAGAGATATACGTCCTGTAGCAACATCATTAGCACAAGTTGAAATAACAACAAATACTGATTCATTTGATTTGAATGTTGGTGATGTAGTTAGATTAACTTGGGAGCCTTACAATATATTTGATATGGTTGTTAGAATTACAAGTATTAACTTTGGATTGTTTGATAAGAACAGTATTAAAATAACAGCTATTCAAGATAAGTTTGGTGTTACTGAAACATCTTATGAGCCACCAGCTGATACAGGTTGGTCTCCAATTGATACTTCTTTAACTAGTACAACATTTAATGCTATTGAAACTCCATACTATTTTAATAACTCAGATTTGTTTAACAAGGTTATGATGTGGGCTAAAGATCCTGAAAATGGTGCTATGTCTTATGAAATGTGGACTGAGAATGCTTCGAATGTTTATCAAAAAAATAATTCATCATCTTCATCAATAGGATTTGCTCCTGAAGGAACTTTATTAGGTGCTAACGATGCTAATTCTGTTGAGTTTACTGTAATTAGTGCTGGTGGAATGGGTAATATATCTAATAAAACAGAGAGTGAAATTCAACTAGGATCTAACATTGCTTATATTAAAGATGGGAGCACTGAAGAATTTATCGGATTTACAACAATTGTTGATAATGGAGATACTTCATATACTATTTCAGGAGTTAAGAGGGGTTTATTTGATACTACACCTAAAAAATTAATCGGTAATGAGCCAATTTCCTTTTTCTCAGAAGGTTTTGCAATAGGTTCTTTAAACCATGTTGATGCTGAGTTGGTTGGTAATAAATGTTTACCAGTTTCATCTCAAGATATATTAGACATAGGTGATTCACCAGTTGTAAATGTTACAATTAATGAAAGAAGTGCGAATCCATTAAGACCAACAGATGTTAAGGCTTGGGGTTTACCTTTCCCTGATGCTACTGATCTTCCAGTTACTGGATTTATTGTTGCGTTAGACTTAGAATGGAAACATAGATTAAAAGAGAATGAAGTAATTGTAAGATTTTATGATGATGATACTGATGCTAATATTGAAAGTGATACTGAATATTTAATTGAATATTTTAATGATAGTCTTGTACTGGTTTACTCAACAGTTGTAGAGACCACAAACGATAAAGGAAATGTAGCATTTAAGCCAGGAGCAGCTTCAGGACAATTTGGAGGATCTGCTGGATCTGCTATAGATACTTTTGTTGGATTAACGATTGATGATTTTGGTGTTGATATTGATTTATCATATCTAGCATTAAATGAACCATCATTCAGTGTTGAACATCCTACGTTAGGAACTATGACTGAAGGTGTTGATTATACTGTTATTAGAAATGCTCCTCTAAACTGGATTTCTGGTATTAATCTTGTTCTTGGTGGTTCCATTTCTATAGGTGATACAATTGAAATAATTTATGAAGCTTATAACTTAGCACAGAATGATGCAACTTACGAAATAACAGCACGAGATAAGACAAGTGGAAAGCTAAGTGATGTAACTAATCATACTATAACGTAGGTTGACTAATATAATCATTATGGTATAATATTTAAATAATATGGGTAAAATATGGCTGACAAAAAAGAGAAGAAAATAACTCTCAATAAGGATGGAACTCCTCGCAAACAACGTAAAAAGAGTGAGAAAGATAATCCTTTGGCCAAAATAAAGAGAGACATTGAAAAACAAATGGGTGAACCACCTGTTAAAGACAATAGCAAAGACAAGAATAATTCATTTCCAGTAACTGGCCAGAATAAATTAGGTAATGCTAATATCGGTAAGTTAAATGATATGGGTTTTGACTTCAGCACAAGATGTGGAAGTGCTATTATAGGTCAGAAAAAGTATATTGGTCAGTTTTTACAATACAAAGAAAATGGTTTTAGTGATGCTGTAGCATGTAAATATTCAAGCTTCACTGAAAAAAGTCTTAACAAGTGGAAACATAGAGCTTTAGAAGCTGTAGCAGAATGTGAAGAAAAGGATTTAGAGTTTCATGAACACAAAGACTATGACTATATTGTTTTTTACGGAGCTTACATAGAAATACATAGAGAAGTAAGTACTGAGTTAATGACAAATGTTGTTAAGATGAGTAAACATAATGAGTTTGTGGACAGTACTGGTGAAGTTCATGTATTTAAAGGTGATCCTAAACTAGCTCTTAAGTTATTAGAAATATTTGATCCTGAAGCTTTCAGAGAACAAAAAGATATAAACATAAATCAATCAGTAAAAGGTGGTGTATTACTGGTTGGTGAAGCACTTCATGAAAAGGCAATTGAAGGACAATGTTCTGAGAAGCTTGAAGAAGAATTCTTAAATGATCTAGGCGATCAACAAGCCTTTATTGCTAACGAGATTAACGAAATAAATAAAAATGATGAGGAAGAAAAATGAGTTTAACTAAAAATGCATTAATTGTACCAAACGGTGAAGCATCAGTAGATGATACAACTTGGGTACAAATAGCACCAGAAACAAAGAACAACAGAGAATATGTATTTATTCAGAACAACGGTGATGGAACTTTGTTATTAGCACTTGATGTTGATTCTAAAACTAATACTGAAAAATGTATTCGAATCGGTGCCGGTGGTTATTTTGAACCTTCACAGGTTATTTTCAAAAATGAAATGTGGGTTAAGTTTGATACAACTTTTACAGGATCTGTATTCCATGCAATAGATAACAAGATTGGATAAATCCAATCAATCGATGCTAAACCATCGAATTAAGATAATAATTGACGAAGGTAAATAATGAAAAATTTTAATAAATATGATATAATGATGCCTATATCAGGAATCGGTGGTGGTTCCGGTGGTGGTGGAGCTGGCGGTGACGGTTTAGTCGCTGGTGATTCTATACTTTCTGCTGCTGATAAAGAATCTGCTGATTATCATGATAGATCTGCTGGTGATGTTAGTTCTACGTTGGCTGCTGATGCTGGACTTCACCCTTTATTTAAACAACAAGATACTGGAGATATGGTTCTTGATTCTGATAATAGTGCTGTAGCAATAACTCAAACTGATGAAAGAATATGTTATTATGACAAAACAAGATCCACTTGGATTAATGTAAAGGTTGTTGGTGTGACAAGTTTTCAAATTTTCTTATCTGATGATTTTGCTTATACTGTTAATAATAGAATGAAAGTTCTTAATCCTGGCGCAGAGCCATCTTATGTTTGGTATGATGAAAGCTCTGGAATTTTATATGCTACTAGAAGTTCTACATCTGGAAGCAGAGGTTATTGGGAAATTACAATAGATTTTGATACAATAGCAAATACTGCTATAACAGATTCTAACACTATCACATCAAACCATGGTCAGATAGTTAAAACATCTAATTATTTTTTCAAAATGTATGCAACAGGAGTTAACGGAAGAATACTAAGATCATCAAATGTTTCAAGTTTTGATATTGTTAATGATGCCATATATGATGAATCTGTTATGGAAGGTCAAGTTTCTGGATCTAATTTTATTCTTGGCTCTGGGTCAACTTCAAATATAATTCTTAGTGATGACACTATTTTGTTTTACGATCTTGGAAACAGAAAAATATTTAAATCTGATACTATTGTTATGGGTTCTTCTGGTGATAATTCTACAATAAGGGAAGTTTTTGACGTTCCTTCTTTAGAAGTTGGCGAATCTTATGATGCTTATATAAGATATGATGGTGTATCATCACTAACTGTATCAACAAATCAAAGGATATGGAAATCAATTGATAAGGGTGAAACTTGGTCTCTTGCTTTTAACATGCCAACTCCAGATTGTGATCTTGCAATTGCCAATCCTAACATGGGTATTTATGTTATTTTATTACAAGATAAAACAGGCTTTGGAACTGAAGTTTTTGTTTATACTAAGGATGATGGAGCTACATGGACTGAATTACCAAATTCTTCTGGGTTTTACCCGACAACGGTTAATACAAAAATGGCTGTTCAATTTTATCAATGGCACAATGATACTACAACTGGTGATTTTGCTTTGTTGGAAATAACATCAGATGATTCACATCTCTATACAAATGATGATTTAGGATTCAGTGACAACTTCACAATACCTCATCTAGGATCAAGCAACGAACATGATAAGTGGAATATAAAACGATAGCCTGTCGATGCTAATACCATCGACAATATCAAAACAATTTAACAAAAAAAAGGTTTAACATGAAAAGAGTAGTTTTAGTAAACAATAAATTTTTAGGATTCAAAGAAGGCTACGCAGGCCCACGTGAATTCTTAGACGTAACTGATGATAAAGCTAGTGAAATGTTAGCTGCTCTTTCTGATGAGAAAGATATTTATTACGTTAATGATGAGATTGTATTTAAAAAGAATTTCAATAAAGAAATGAAGAAGATTCGATCTAAGAGAAAAGGATTGATTGAAGAATATGATCACATGTTTTTTAAAGATACCTATGATTCTTATGTAACAAAATATGGTCAGACTTATATGGATGCTGTAGAAGATTACAGAAATGATTTAAGGGATGTAACATCAACTTTAAAAGGAGTTGAAGATTTAGATAACGTAGCGTGGCCTACTAAGCCAGGAGTATAATCATGGGAATTAAACATTTTGAAGTAGTTCTAGGATTTGGTGGTTCTGGTGGTGGTGGTGTAATCGAGAATGGTGGTGATCCGTTTGAAGTTGGTGATACTATTATATCAGCTCAGGATATGACTGAGGCTGGATTTTTGAAGAGAAATGGTGATTTATTACTTGATAAAGCTGATTATCCTATACTTTGGGAATTATATTCAGATGATTTTGCTATGGATAACACTGCTGATGGTTCTGGTGTTGGTTATAATAATTTAACTAATGAACAGTATTTTGCATGTCAATTTGATTCTGTGCTAAGCAGATGGGTTCATGTATATAAAAGTGCTGCGTCTTCAATAACTATCGTAACATCAGATGATTTTAACGGTTTAATAAATAAAGAGACAAATGTTGTTGCTGGTATTACAATAACCATAACAAATGTTCACCTAGACTTAACAAATTATAAAATATATATAGCAAGCTCATCTGTAGACAAAGTTTATGAAATAGTATTAGATTCAGCAGATTTATCACCTACAAGTGGTAGTGAAAAAACATATGATGCACGATTCTCTATATATGAACAAGATGGTTTTTGGTACACTTCTTCAAATGGTTTTGTAGGACTTAAAACAAACTCTTTAGATGTTGCTGATAGTGAAGTTAATGATGGCATACTTAACCCAGCAACATTAGAAACTACATATTCTGCTGATTTTTATCCAATTGTTAGATTTGATGCATACTATGTTTTATTAAATGATGGTCATATCATTCTTGTTGAACCTGAAGGTGCCCCAGGCAGTGATTCTATATGGAAAACAGATGTTATTGTCCAAGGTAATTCTGGAAATGATACTACAATTAAAAGAGTTCTTGATATGAGTGATGATGTCGTTGCCGGTGCAGCTCTTTCACCATATATTAATTATGATGGTGGTGATTTTATAACATACGGAACTACAAAAAAAGTCTATCAATCTAGCAACAAAGGTGATACTTGGAAATTTTTATTTGATATGCCAACACCAGATGCTAATTTAAAGATAGCTATACCTAAATACAATATATATGTTGTACAATTAGATGATGATACTGGATATACTGGAATAGATAACCTTGTTACAACTGATGGTGGTGATACTTGGGCTGAATTAGACTTAGATCAATTCTCTGGAGATTATACTAATGTTGAGGATTACTTTCACATGCAACAAAAGAGTTTCTACGTAGATTATGAAAATGGTGATTTCGCTGCTCTCATAAATGGCGGTGGAACTGTAAATCAGAAAGCTGGTTTTTGGACTTACACAAATGTAAGTGGTGATATCTTCACAGTTCCAGAAATCCCAAGATTGACATCAATGAGATGGAATGAATTTTATTGGGTTAAAGCTGGTTAAAGATTTGTTGTCGATTAAAAAGTGATCGACAGGCACAATAAACAAACAAGAGGTAAGAAATGATAAGTGGTATAATAAGTGGTATAAAAAACGGTTTAAAAGATCAAGATCTTCAAGTTGCAATTGCATCTAACCAAGTGACTGGTGTTCAAAAAAGGGTTATCTTTGGTGTTAATAATGATGTTGATTCTAATAATGAAGAAGATATCTGGGATTTTGGTGGGACACAAGTGTTTTTTGATTCAGGTAGAATACTTAATATATCTTCAGATGATCCTGCTGATGTTGGTAATGTTATGATTATTGAAGGTGCTGATTCTGGTAATTTTTGGCAAATGGAAATTGTTATTTTAAATGGTACAACTCCTGTTTCTACTACTCAAGAATTTTTTAGAGTAAGATCTGGAACTATCGTTAATACAACTAATGTTGGTAATGTCTATATTTATGATAGTACTGGTGGTGGTCAATCTGGTGGTACTCCTAACGACAGTGATGATGTGCAAGGTTATATTGTTCCTGGTGTTGGTGCTACTCGTTCATCTCTAGTTAATATCCCTAAAGATAGGTTCATAATATTTAACAGATCTGATACAACTACTGGTAAAGATAATGAAATGAATATTACTCAAAAAATAAGATTAGATCCTTTTGATTTAGATTCAGTAATAACTCCGGCACAACTAAATTTATATAGAATACAATTAGTTCTTGATGTTGAAGTTCCTTTTGGCCCAAATATTGATTCATGGAATCCTGTAACTGCTGCTGCTAATAATTCTAAAATAAGTATTGGCTTTGATGTTACTGAAATTGATTTAAATAATAATGGTTTAGGCATTTCTTTATGATTCATGAATACGAAGAGATTAAAAATACTGAACTTGATGAAGATGGTAAGGTCTATTACAACTATGATAATGAAAAATTCAAAGTTGCTTGGACTCCTTTCCCACCAATAAAAGGTCAAAAATATTCCAGTCAGCAATTCTTCTTACAGGCTACCACAATTCAAGAAGTACTGTACCATGGAACTCGTGGTGTTGGTAAGTCTGATGCTCTCCTTGCTTGTTATTTACAGCTTGTTGGTAAGGGTTATGGCACTAAATGGCGTGGTGTTATATTCAGACAATCTATTAACGCCTTGGGTGATTTGATCAAAAAAAGTAAAGATATGTTTTGGGCTGTATTTCCAGAGGCAAGATTCTTAGCTGGTAAAGCAGACTATAAATGGATATTCCCAGATGGTGAAGAGTTACTATTAAGAAGTTTAAGTGATGGGAAGGAGGGGCTTGATAAATATGACCAAGATTATCATGGTCAAGAATTTTCTATGATTGGATTCGATGAGCTATCTTTATACGCTTGTGAAGATTTGTACCATCAGTTTAAGTCATGTTTAAGAGTTAGTAGTGCAAATGGAAAAACTCCTCCGTTAATGATTAGAGCTACAAGTAACCCATATGGAAAGGGAAAAGATTGGGTTAAAAGATATTTTATTGATGATGCTGATGAAAGAGGATTGACAACTGAGAAATTTGATCTCGACGGCATAAAAGTAACAAAAAGAAGATTAAATATATTTGGAACATTCAAAGAAAATCCATATCTACCAGAAGATTATATATTACAATTTGCAGAATTAAAAGAAACCAATTATCCTAAGTTTTGTGCGTGGTTCAGGGGTTGTTGGAATACAATTTCTGGAGGACAGTTTGGTGATATATATAATAAAGATATCCACGTACTACAAGAATTTCAAATACCTGAAGGTTGGTATATTGATAGAGCATTTGACTGGGGAACATCTGCACCGTTCTGTGTTGGATGGTTTGCAGAGAGCGATGGCAGTGGAGTAACATTACCTAATGGCAGATTTTTTTGCCCCCCAGAAGGCAGCATCATAATGTTTAAAGAATATTATGGAGCAAAATCATTATCAAAACCAAATGTTGGATTGGGAATGAGTCCTGCTGATTGTGCTAAAAACATAGTTTTGATAGAGAAAGGTATAAAATCAACGATAGGAAATAATTATATTAACAACGGAAGTGCTGACTGTGCTATGTGGGCTGAAGGGAACACAAAAGGTTTTGTTACTATTGCTGATCATTTTAAAACAAATGGCGTTAAATGGCACAAAGGAAAAAAGGGTAAGGGATCAAGAGTTGTTGGTTGTACCTTGTTCAAACAATTTTTAAATAATGCAAAGAACGATAGCACTGATTCACCTCATTTTTATGTTGTTGATACATGTAAATTTTTTATAAACACTGTGTTCTCCTTAGAGAGGGATGAAAAGAATCCTGACGATGTCGATCAGACAGGGGCCGACCATGCATATGATATGCTACGCTATAGATTAATGAGTAAAAAGAAAGGATTCACCAGTAATGGTGGGATGTTTTAAATTGACAATTATAATAGATATTTAAGGTCTGATTTTTATTTAAATGATTATAATTTTATTATTGAATATGATGGTGAACAACATTTTAAAGAAATTTCAATATTTGGTGGTAAAGAAGGATTCAATGGATGTAAGGAAAGGGATAAAATAAAGAATGATTATTGCAAAGAAAACAAGATAAATTTACTTAGAATTTCATATAAATCTTCAGAAGAAGAAATAAAAAATAAGATAAAAGAATGTATTGATCAAATCAAGGATGGTCAATATGTTTACGAGTTCTTAAATTATCCTTGAGATTGACTAATATACCTAATATGGTATAATAATAAAATAATGTTTTAAAAAAAATGGGTTACTTTAATGACAGATATAGATAATAAATCAAATAAGTTCGAGCAAATTTCAAGAAAAAGAACTAAATTAAATGACATTCGTCAGGGTCAAGATCAGATCCATAATAGAAAGACAAGCTATTTACCTCAGAATGAAGGTGAAACTGATGATGAGTATTTAAAGAGATTGTCAATGAGTGTTTTTAGAGAATTAACTAATGAACAAATAACAATTTTATCTTCTAAACCTTTCAAACAATCTGTACTTTTAGAAACTGAGAACTCTTTTATAAGTTCATTAAATAATAACTTTGACGGATTCGGTACGACATGTACTCAATTTTCAAAATCATTCTTTGAAGAAAGCCTTTGGGATTCTCAAGCACACGTATTCATTGATTTCCCAGTATCTCAAAAAGATAGTGCAGGTAATTTCACATCAATTAAGAAAGGTAGGCCAACAGCTGTAGTTCTTGATAATGACAACATATTAAATGCAAGGATGGTTGACGGTGTTTTAGTGCACTTAAGATTATTGGAAACAAATACTGTTCCTGATTCTTCTGGCTTTGATGAAGTAGAATTGAAATCAGTAAGAATTTACAACAGAACTGAAAACAATGTAACTTTCTCTGTATTTTCTCAAATGGAAGAAGATGGTGACTTTATGCCAGTTGTTCAAAATGAGTCCTTCTCGTTAAATTACATTCCCCTTATTTCTTTATATCCTAATGGTAAACCAAGAACTCCGTTTGATCCTAAACTTATATTTGAACCAATGGCAAACATGAATATACGTCATTATCAATCTTACTCAGAACAAAGTTGGGCTTTAAGATTCAACAGAATACCAATCTTGTTTGGTAAAGCCTTAGAAAATAAAGACGGACTAGTAATAGGTGCTGGACGTGCTGTGATATCTGATGATCCACAGGCTGATTTAAAGATTGTTGAAGCTGGAACTGGTAATGCTATGAAACTTGGTCAAGATGATGTTGATAATGCTGAACTTGCCATTGAGAAGATGGGCTTTGAGATGATCAGCAGAAAATCTGGATCTAAAACAGCTACTGAAAGCAATAACGATGTTGATAATACCAATAGTTTATTAGGTTGTTATGCTCTAGCTCTTCAAGAAGCTCTTAATAAAATAATCATAGTAATGTTAGATTGGCATGATTCTTTAGATGCTGATTTTTCAATAAATGTTCAAACTGATTTCACAGTTGATTTCTCTGATGAAGATCTTAGAACTTTACGTGAAGCAAGAGCGATGGGTGAAATATCTCAAGAATCTTACTTACGTGAATTGAAGCTTAGAAAAGTATTGAGCGAGCACTTTGATATTGAAAAAGATGCTGGCCCAGTTAATGATTTTACCGAGTAGATTTGTTTTTTCGACAAGTCTTACACTGATTCTGATTGCCTTTAGAAAATTCTTCTAGAGGTTTATCTTCATCACACTTACCACAATGTAAAAATCCTTGTTCAACTCCCTTTTCCCAGAGTCTTTCTCTCATACCTTTATTATAGGCTGTCGTGCATGGCTTACAATAAACACCACCCTTATGATATTCATTAATCATTTTAACTTCATCACATTTACTACACTTCTTAAAGTCAACACCACCAATCAGATATTTAATAACAACTTCCAAAGCTTCCTGATGTTTACCGTTATAGCATAAATCTTTGACAAGCTTCTGAATTTTCATATCAATTGTATTTCCAATCATTAAATTCAAGTCACTCATTATTCTTACACTATTTGCTTGACTGATTACTAACTTTACTTTACTAGAAGATAAGTCAAATTTGTCAGCTATTTCATTTGCAATCTCTATCTTATTCATTTCTTCCCCCTTTATTATTTAATGCGATTCGCAGAATCCGCAGGCTATTCATTAGAATCCTCCAAATCAATAAATTCTTTATAAAACTTTTCTAAATCCATCAGCATTTCTTCTTCTGTTTGCTTTCTATACTCTTCATCATAACCATCAAGTACATCTTCTAATCTGTCGAGGAACTCATTTAAATCTTCTTTCATTTTATTTCTCCCTTTATTTCCTTTCTTAATATAATGATAACCTATCTAAAATATATGTCAATACATATTATATAAAAACTCACCGATATTTTCAATATCAACGCAATAAATCAAAAAAAAGCCCCCGTGAAGGAGGCTAAGGGCATGCCAGGGCAATGGCACTTGAGCTAGTCGAAATCGTCAGAAGTCAATGTCTTAGTATCGAATTCAGAAACATCATCTATTAACATATCACCTTCTAAACCTGATAATGTATTAATCCCAAACTTACGTCTTGCTAATATTTCAGTAGCTTTATGACTGTTAAAATGAGGTAGCTTTCTTATCTTAATAGTTGTTTGTTTTACTTCTCCATCTGGATTTGGATTCATTATTTTGAATGGCTTACTTTCATTTAATGTTTTGTTCCAAAAATCGTTTACACCAATAACTCCACGCTTATTAATATCTTCTCTGATAAGTGGGGTAATGACCTTGCTGACATGTTCTGCTGTTATGAATCCTGCTTCAACTTCTTCACATATATCATCAACTCTGTAATTACTTTTGACATCATTACCATTATTATCTCTAAGTTCTATATAACCAGCATGATCAGTTACAGGGAATAAATACGATTCGATACCCTTTTTATCATTATTCTTCATCATCACAGCAAAATTATCAGTTTTAGTATTAGTAAGACTTATTACTTTCTTCTGAATAGGATTCATCCAATTGCTTGATTTTGCTTTTGATTTTTCATATTTAAATGCTGCCAAATCAATAAAGAAATTATCTCTCTCTTTTCTTATGTCAGCAATAAACTCATCAACAGTTTGGCCATAAATTTCATTAACTGGAATTATAAGGTCTGTTGTACACGTTTTTATGATTATAAATCTTCTTTCTTTATGTGCAACTTTCATAAAACCTTCTTCATTAGAATATATCATGAAATTACTTGGATTCTCTGTTAATTTAAAATCTTCACCCATCGATCTCATGCCAACTTTATTATCTCCAACTAAATTCTTAACTTTACTGTAAGCAGCATCATAATCACTTTTCTTAACAGCAACTTCTTCGAGCACCGAAAATAGTTTATTCTTTAACCAACCATCATGCTTCTCAGAAATTGAATGTCCGTTTCCTTTGAAATAAGAATCTCCATATAAAACTTCAAATATCTCATCAGCCATAACTCCTTTTCCTGAACCGTTTGGCCCTAAGAAGCACCAACAGTTTAAAGTTTTCTCTAGTGTCTGAATTTGAAAAGATGTTTGTTGTAGGAATCTGTCCATAACATCAACTTTTCTACCAAGTCTATCAAAACCTTGATTATCGTTGTATTTATCTTTAATGTTTATAACTCGACCCAACAAGAACATAACTTTAGGATATAGATGGGTTCTGAAATGTGTTTTGTAATCATTTGTGGGAGTTATTTCTCCTGCCTCAATCATCGCTTTTGCAAGAGACTGTATTTCAACAATTTTTATTGGCTTTTTAAATGCATTAAAGAATGGAATATCATATTCAACAAAATAACCTTGAGGCTTATCTGTAGATTTGATTATTTTTGATACATTTTTAATTATGTTCTGAAGCTCATCACAATCGCTCAGAGTGCGTGGTAAGCCATTACCTCTCTCATACAATGGATTAGGGAAACAATTGCTTATATTCATTGAAAAAGCCTTCTTAGCGCCCTCTTCTTGTTCAGCTATCATTTTTAATCTCTGAATAAATTGAACTCTTGCTAATTTCTCAACTGAATCAGTTTTTTTACTAACTATAGAGAAATTTGTTTTATCTCTTGATGTGTCATACACTATTGTAAAACTTTCTAATTTATCATCTTGTATTTTCTTGAAGAAGTCCTTTTTATATTTTTCTCCATTCTTTTGAAATTCTACCATCTTACCTTCGAATTCTGCAAACTCTTCTACAGAATCTAACACATCTATCATATCAGTACTTTCTTCTATTTCTTTTTCAAACTCTTCTATAGAGTCTAGTAATTCTTTTTCCTTTTTCTTATTTAAATCTGTCATGTTCGCCCTAGTTTTTATTCTCTTATTTAGCTTCAAATTTGCCCATTTGTTATAAGCTACATACTAATAATAACCTATCTAAAATATATGTCAAATAATAATATTAAAAATTATATAAAAAAATGAAGAATACCCAATCCATACCCGCAGAATACCCAATTAATTCAGTGTTTAAAGGGAAAAGTGCATTTTTTGGCGTTTTTGAAAAAGTTTTTGTCAGCAAGCAACCCGTGCAAAGGTCATTATAGTGGTAATTCGCTGACCCTTATTGCTTTTTTATTGCTGTGTGAATGTTTTATTTGTTGTGTAATTGTCTGTAGATCATATTGTATAAGGGTTGTAGAGTATTTACTATATATAATATTGGTATTATTTGGGTATTTTTTATATAGTATTTGGTATTTTATTGGTATTTTTAAGCTCTTTAAGGTATTTTTAACAGCATCAGAAGTATTCTAAATTCTTTAAAAACACTCTGGTTAATTTCAAGACTAAACTAACTATTGGTTATTTTTCATCAAATCCAGACTTTTGGAATACTTTTCCATACCGAAAAATACTTTTGTTAATTTTACAGCCCTTTAGAATCAAGGGTGGGATACCGCCTTTTAAGTTTTAATAATTTGACATTATATAAAGATGGTGGTATACTGTATAAAGAATTAATCTAGTGGAGAGAATATAGTGATTGATAGAGATAGTTATTTAGAACTAATGAAAGAAGAGATAACCGAGAAGTCAACCGTTGGATCATGTCATAAAGATTGGATGTTTCCAGATGATATGATTTATGCGTTGAGAGATCTTGGTATAATGAATTTAGGACAGTTTCACAGAGCGTATGCAAATGTATTCAATTATGGCTATCAACAGCTATATAAGTTTGTTGTAAGACATTCTGAGTTTCTTGTTCAGGAAGGTTTATTGGAAGTACGTAATAAAGGTTTTAAAAATTCCAGAAATGTTTATTATGTTGATCAGTGTGAAGCTGAAGAACTTGCTAAACTTATTAAAGAGTATTGTTAATAACCGATGAGGTTGTATGAAGGATGTTAAAAATTTCATAAACGATAAAATACAAAAGGAACTTGAGTTATTTAAAGAAGGTGAAAATGTAATTGATCCTAATATTGAAAAAGCTAGGAATTGGAATGAGGATCAGTTGTTTCAGAAAAAGTTAAATGATTTATTTAATGAGGATCAGCCAATCTTATTTTTTGATATAACACCGATAGGTTATAATAAAGGTATAGAGATAAACTGGGATTATGTTAATACTAAAAGAGGGAAGCCAATTAAAAGCTCAGATCTTTATATTAACTACTTAAGAAGCATTGTTTCATCATTAAAAGAAAGGGATTATATATTATTTGATGATCAACCCGTACACCTTAAAATAGAGATATATACTGAATCAGCTGGTAATGATTTAGATAATCTTGAGAAACCTATAATAGACGCTATATGCAGACATTACGGTATCAATGATAACAAGATTAAGAAAAAAGAAAGCTTTGCTAAGAAGACAGAAAAAGGGGAAGGCCAATTTTTGGTACAATTTTTAAAAATAACGGAGTTGGAATTACAAAATGAAAGCTTGCTTAAAACATATAATAGCAATAGTAATGATGATAAGAATCAGAAACAGGATCAAAAAACAAGACAAACTACGAGGAATAAATTATGAAGAACTTAACACCAGATCGGAAGAAAGCAGCACTAAAGAAGAAAGTTAAAAAGGTTGGATATCCTATCGGATATATTGTATT